TGCGTCTAGCTCACCTTCAGTGATGGTGATGTACTTGTTTGTTTTACATTGGTGTTGACCAAAGAACCCAACTCCGGTTACGTCACCGCTAGTGTGGAAGTTCTTGGTCTTCACCTCACGTACTTTAGCTGAGGCCACTTCACCTGTGTCTAGATTGTAGTACGGGTAGTAGTGCCTCACGATGTCGCCTGTAGTCGAGTACTCCACAGTCACACCGAACCTACCACAAGTGTCCTGTGACAGACGTCTCTGTGGTATCGCTGCTACTACTCCGAACATGTTCAGAGGTTTAGCAGTTGTTACTTTTGTTACTGCTTGTGTAGTCATACCTGTTAGGCCGTTGTAGTGGTAGTTACAACCAGCGCTGAAACAATGTGCGCCTTGGTCGTCGTAGATGGCAAGGGAGTCCGAAGAATTACACTTCGGACAACCCTCATGTCTAATGAATTTAGCCATCTCTAGAAGTCCGAAGAGTCACCTTCGGTTATCTCTGCTTCCTCCAAGACCTTCACAGCTTCAAGGTAGGTTGCGACACCGTGTACAGGATGAGGCTGCCCCAGTTTGAACTTCAGGCGCACCTTAGAGTTATAAGGTACTTCCCCGTTGTACGGGTTACCCTCAGCGTCAAACCGCTTGATAGCGTACTTAGACTTGAATTTACGCTGCTTGTTGCCTTGGTAGTCCTTGATCTTCACACCTTGTGCCGCCAGTGTTGAAGCGTCGTCTTCGGACATAGTAATGGTCATTGAAAATGCTCCAGTGTCCTGCCCGTTGAACACGTCGTGCTGAGTCAGGTTGCTAAAGTTTACAATACCTTCGATAGTAGTAGCTGCTGCTGCCATAGGGAATAATCTCCGTTGTTTGCTTTTGTTTTGACCAATGATTCTCACTGGCCATGCTAATAGTATACCACAGTTTTGGATGCCGTGTCACCTCCTCACTAAACTTTATTTTACTACTGTAGTAACTACAGTAGTACTTCTGTAGTAACTACAGTAGTAACTACTACTGTTTACTTCTTTAGTTAATTACTTAAGTAGTAACCTAAGTACTACTTTAGTAGAGGGTATCATAATCTACCGTCGGTGTCAAGAGGGTTGCCCCAATTTCTTCAAAAAAATTATCGTCCTCTAGTTCACAGGCGTACACACTGTGTAAACAGATACCGCACAAGTCGTAGAAGTCACCTCTGGCGTCCTTACGTGTCAACTCTGAGTCTTCCAAAATTTTATTACAGGCTTTGCATCTCATGATCTAGATCTCCTTATTGTTTTCTTGTGTTACTTCGTCTGAGTAGACGTAGTAGAACCTGTCTCTGTGCAACTGTAGCAACTGAGTAGGAATCATGCGTCTGTACTTGTCCCGTAGTAAGTCCTTCAGTACAAACTGGACGTCACCGAAGTGTAGATTGTGTATCTCGTCCAGTGCCAGATTGTCAGCCATGTGTTCTACTGCTTCCTTGCTAACGTACCCTTCGTCCTGAATTGTTAGGCTTAGGTTTTCTACTGCCATCTTGTGTTTACTCCCTTTCCATTAAACATGCCCAAGAATAGCTTACTTCCTCACTCACTGCAAGCACTTGGTCTATCTTTTGTGCAATCACTTGACATTCGTACTGTGCGTCACTGGACGTCCTCTGCTTCACCACACGGGCAAAGGCTGCTAGTGAGCCAGTCCAGTACCACTCAGTCATCATGGACTGTGGTAGGACCATACGGGCTTGCTCCGGTGCTACACCACAGGCGATCATGTTGTCATAGATTGCTTTAGCTTTCTCTAGCAAGTCCCAGTATTTTATGTCAAATCTTTCTTCGTCTCTGCCTTCAAATGTTTCATCAAGCGAACCTTGTTTCTTATCTGGCGCACGTTTACGCCATGCTTCCGGTGCATGAAACTCCGGCACAACGTCTACGTACCGTCTTGAGACCTCATTGACCGTCAAGCCCACTTGAGATTTATGGAGTTGTCTAGCTATGAATACTGGAGCTTTAATCCTGAATTGAACCTGAACGTGTGCAAAGGGTGTCCAGTGGTTGTGCTTTGCGAGGTACTTGATGAGCTTTTTGTCCCTACTGCCGAACTCCTCTGACTCAGCAGCAAAGGACACTCTGGCAGCATTGACTACCGTTAGGTCTGACCCCATGATGTCTAATAATTCTACATTCATACTACATGACTCCTATTGGTTGACTGGTGATGCCTAGATTAACGTAAAGCAAGACCAGCATAAAGCCCCAGAATACACAGGCAGTCCAGAATACCTTGTCAAACTCGTCTTCCGTTATGTTACCTTCGGCAATGTCTGTGAATATGTCACACAATGCTCTGTAAAGTCTCTTGAATATGTTCATACGTTCACGAACTCCTGTCTGATAGTTAGTTCAACAATGACCTCACCGTCAGGGTGACACCCGTACAGCTCAATAAGCTTGTCCCTAAGCTGTAGCATTTCTGTAAGATGCATGGACTCGCTTTCTTCGGACTCGTAGTCTCTGTAAGCAGTAACACAGGCCAGCACAAACTTTTTATGTTTCTTGGCTACGTTGTCCACTAATTTATACGACCACCAGTAAGCCTCTAGTACGTAGTCTGCCTCAGTGTCCATTTTTATAGCCATGCTGGTGCACTCCTTTTGGTCCATCTCATGTCGATCTCACTCCTTCTTGCTTTGTAGTAATTACGGTACGCCTGCACTGTGTCGTCAGTCTTACACTCGTCATAGATACACTGTGGTGGTGCTGTGAATGGTAAGTCAGGCAGCGCTGCTGGTACTGCTTTTAGGTACTGTAGCTTCTCACGTTGTGTCTTGTGGATCCTACCGTATCTGTAGCGGTACTCCGCAAGCAATGCCTCTAGATGCTCTAAGCCCCATTTGTAGGCAATCTGAGACGATCTGAGCCACTTTGTGCTAGGGTGGTTAGCGTGGGTAGGCTTGTACACAAAAGGCGCTTGTGGCGTCTCTGTGAGCTTGTGAGCAGTACTCAGCATTTGTGCAGTCTCAAGTATCATCTTGACTACGTGCTTGTCGCACTGGTGCTGAGCCGCAAACTGTGGATTGTCGCTAGTATAAAAAAGGTTCATACGGTTTCCTCTGTTTTAATGATGATTTCAGGTCCAGCACTATTCGTTATCTTGTCACCTGCTTTGACATAGTAACCGCCATGGGCTGCCTGTTCAATAGCTGAGTAGGCATTAGTTGCTCTAAACGTGCCCCTGTTAGTCCAGCTTAGGCCATCACTAGGCAACCAGTCTGCTTTGGGGACACTTTCCCAAATGGTGTAGCGTTTTGTTTTGTCAGTGTACAAAGAATCTAGGCTCATTTTTCAGTATCTCCTCTAGTTGTTCATGATGGTCTAGCAATAGACCGTAGCCGTCAATGATAACCATAGCATGACGGTCTAAGTCAAGCAAGATTCCTTCGAGAAATGCCACAGCTTCTCTGTGCTGTGCCAGTGTAAACTCCCTACCCTCTACTTCGATCATGCAAAAATTCCTCTTCAGCTATCATTCGTTCTCTTTGTGCAGTGTTCAGCACGTCCAAAGCACACAACAGGACGTCGTTGTCGTCTTCTGACAGGCTAGACTCTGTCTCTTTAAACTCTAGCAGCAACATAAATAGGTCCAGTACTTCAACCCTTGTTAGCCGTGGTTTTTTCATTGTTTAGACTCCCGTTAGTAACACTATTAGACCAGACATTAAAAAGATAGCCGCAAAGCATACTACGGCCTCACCTATTTTTTCGTATATGTTGTCGTCATCGTTCATTTTTGTCGCCCTCTTAGTATGAGCCAAGCAGCTCTATAGTGTACCATTCTGCATCAGCGGTGTACCCTACGCCCTCCTTCATTAAGTCCACCAGAAGCCTTGTGAATGTCTCAAGATCTGGACATTCTATCCTGTACAATGTGCCGTTGTTTGTCATCATACTGTCTCCTCTTTATCAATAAGTCTATTTGTTTCTTCAATCAGGCTTTGGAGATACTGGACCTCGCACAGATATTCGTCCTCTATGTCTGGAATATAAACAACACGCCAAGCGTTTGTTGCTTGTTGTACGTATTTTCCTTTAGCGAGTTTAGCCCAATGGTTTCTCAGGTTGTTTAGTTCGCTCATGCTATGCTACCTCTTTTAAATTGATTAATTTTAACATCTTTTTGCCATGTGCTGGATATGCTATTACAGCTATGTCACGATTCCAACATGCTCTACAGGGTCCGCATTTACCCGCACGAGTACTTGACTCGCACATTTGCAAGCCTTGTTGCTTCCAGTCAATGCTAGGAACTATTGTACTGCTATTGCGTCCTGATACCGTCTCGCCTGTTACACTGTCGCTCGAGTAGCGTACTACTACGTTCGGCAGCGCTTCCATCTCTGCAAAGACACTGTGAAACTTTGAAAACTTGTGCATTCTTGTGGGTAACCAGTGCTTGACCCATGGCGTGGCCTTCATCACGTCTAGAATCTTACGTGCAAGCTTTACACTGTAGACGTCGCCAGAGTCAAACCAGCGGAAGTACCTGTCGTTGTCCAGCTCTGCCACCATGTCAGCAACCCATGCGTCACGCTTCCAGTCTTGCTGATTGTGTTCTCGTGGTGCCTTGACATTAGGGAAACGATAATTGCCCGTAGTCGCGTAGCATCCTTCGCATGCTGGCACGAGTTTACCGTTGTCGCCAATGCTACCCGCGCAAGTAGTGAGTGCCTGTAGCGACCATGATCTGCAAGGCATCTTGCCAGCTTTAGAAAGTCTAGGTGCCATCGTGTTGTGTCCTTATGTTATGAATTATGGAAGATACTACAGCAAAGCCCTCGTGTCAACAAGGGCAGAGCTTTAGTGTCTCAATAGGCTAGGCAAATCGCGCCGGGGTTTTCCCATTCCCAATAGCACCCGTGTTTTTCAACGGCCTTGACGAGGTCCGGGTGAATACCGCCAGTATCCCTAAAGTAGTCATAATAGTCGATGACAATGGGACCACCTCGCTCGTCAGTGATTAGAAATTGGCCGTCTTCTCTTTCGAACCACTCAATAGGCGCCTGTATCTCTTTATATTCCCCATCGATTCTTCTGTAGTCTTCGAACCGTAGTTTTTTAACTTCTGCTATTGCTGCCTGTATTGCCGCTGTTTCGTTCTGTTTCATCTTGTGTCATTCCTTATGTAGTTAATCGATGTAGTAACTCTAGCAGACTGACCGACCATTGCAAGGACCTCGAGTGATTATTTGTTACAGTGATTCACCATTATAATTACTCGTGATGTACCTTGTGCTGTGCCTCGTGTTGTGCTAGTCGCTCTAAGGGCCCTACACTAGTTCACACACTTGTGCAACCTATTTTTCTCTTAAGCAACCACCATGCCAACAACTAAAGTGGCACACAAGTTGCACCCATGCAAAACTCGTGCCAACTTTAGACATGGCACACAAGTTGCACCCATGCAAAACCCATGCCAACTCTGGACTTGGCACACTTGTTGCAACACCTGCAAAACCCATGCCAACTCTGCGCCCTAGCAAGACCCATGCCAACTTTTGTCATGCAAAAGTCGTGCCAATGTTAGACTGGGGGAGGGGGTTGACTCATGATTATAATTGTAGTAGCCACTCAGGCACAAAATAGGTGAAAATTAGGAATATTACACCATGTTTTAACAACTGTAAGTCATTGATTCAACACGTGGTTGTTACTCGTGCCGCCCAAAGGCAAAAATAGCTTGACTTATGTGAAGACTTGTGTTATACTATAGTTGTAATTAGGGACAATTTGTGTTATGACCACTGAACCAGAGGTTAATCCTCCTGAGTTAAAAAAAAGAGGTCGTGGCAGACCCCGGAAGTCAGAAGTAGCTGCTGTAAAACCCGGCAACAAGGGTAAAGTAGGCAGACCAAAGGGTGACGCTGCTATAATCAACGAGTACAAAGCTCGTATGTTGGCTTCACCTAAGTCAAAAAAGGTCCTTGAGACTATTTTTGATGCTGCACTGGACAACGACCATAAGAATCAGGCTTCTGCTTGGAAGCTAATTATGGACCGTATGCTACCAGTAGGTGCATTTGAGAAGGAAGTAGTGAAGGACGGTAGTAGAAACGCCATACAGATCAACATAACAGGTGTTGGTTCTGTAGACGTAAGCGACCCTAGTGACGTAATTGAAGGAGAAGTAGTAGATGAATCTTGAGTTCTTTACACTGGAAGAGTTCAATTGTCAAGTCACTGGTGAAAACAAGATGGAACCTGAGTTCCTACAGAAACTTGATCGTTTACGTGGTGAGTGTGGGTTCCCGTTTGTCATAACGAGTGGTTATAGACACCCCATTGAACATCCTATTGAAGCTGCCAAGGAAGTTCCGGGGACCCATGCTCAGGGCATTGCTGCAGACATCCTAGTTCAAGATTCTGTTAGCCGTATGGTGCTTGTGGAAAAAGCTTTGGAACTAGGCTTCAAGGGCGTAGGCATAGCAAAAACATTTGTGCACGTGGACACACGAGGAACAACTCCTGTGATGTGGTTGTACTAATGAAGTTTTCTCACGGAGACGCTCTAACAGCAGGTAGTAGCAACACTATCCTTGATGTTCCTTCTGGTTACGACGCAATCGTTACTTACTTATTTATTTCTAACACTACAGGCAGTAGTAAAAACATTGATGCACGTTGGGTACACAGTGGTGTCAATATTGATTTCTTAGCGGGTAAAAACGTTGGTTCAGGAGACTTCCTAGAGTTTGGTGGTCAGTACGGTGAGTTTCTAGTGGCAAAAGAAGGAGACACATTGAGCTTAACTCCTGAAGCTGCTTCTACGTTTGTCAGTATCATTTCTTTTGAATTAATACCAGCTACCCCAAGGCTTAACTTTTGACGGACTTAGACATTGAGTTACTGCCTTGGCAGCAGGAAGTCTGGGCTGACGACACTAGATTTAAGATAGTAGCAGCAGGTAGACGTACAGGTAAATCAAGGCTTGCTGCTTGGCTGCTAATTGTAAACGCTTTGCAAGCCGAAAGAGGCCATGTGTTCTACGTAGCGCCAACACAGGGTCAGGCCAGAGACATCATGTGGCAGACTCTGCTAGAGCTGGGTCACCCTGTAATCTCAGGTAGTCATATTAACAACCTGCAGATTAAGTTAATCAACGGGGCCACCATTAGCCTCAAGGGTGCCGACAGACCAGAGACTATGCGTGGTGTGTCACTGAAGTTCCTAGTGTTGGACGAGTACGCAGACATGAAGCCTGACGTATTTGAGCAGATCCTAAGACCTGCACTGGCTGACCAAAAAGGTTGTGCTATGTTCATAGGTACGCCTATGGGTCGCAACCACTTCTACGAACTGTACAAGTACGCTGAACTAGGAGACGACAAGACTTACAAAGCATGGCACTTTACTTCCTATGACAACCCAATACTTGACCCCGAAGAAATCAACACTGCTAAGAAGTCTATGTCTAGCTATGCGTTTCGTCAGGAGTTTATGGCGTCATTTGAAGCTCGTGGGTCAGAAATGTTTAAAGAGGACTGGGTAAAGTTTGACGACAAGGGTTCTGGCGAAGGAGACTACTACATAGCTGTTGACTTAGCAGGTTTTGAAGAAGTCAACAAGAAACGAACTAAGAACACTAAGCTTGACGAGACAGCTATAGCAGTAGTAAAAGTTAATCCTAATGGCTGGTACGTGGAAAACATTATATATGGTCGTTGGAGTTTAGACGAAACTGCAGTTAAAATATTTCAGGCTGTTAGAGACTACAAACCAGTAAGTGTGGGTATCGAAAGAGGCATAGCAAAGCAAGCAGTAATGTCTCCTCTAACGGACCTACAGAAGCGTTACGGGACGTTCTTTAGAGTTGAAGAGCTAACCCACGGTAACAAGAAAAAGACTGACAGGGTGATGTGGGCGTTACAGGGCAGGTTTGAGAATGGCTTTGTGACACTCAATAGAGGCGAATGGAACTCTAGGTTCTTGGACCAACTGTTTCAATTCCCTGATCCACTAACTCACGACGACTTGGTTGATGCTTTAGCTTACGTAGATCAACTAGCAAACGTAGCGTATGACTATGACTACGAAATCGACGAACATGAAATTTTAGACATTGTGAGTGGGTACTGATGAAGAAGTGTATTAAATGCAGCAAGAATAAGCCCACTGTTGAGTTTCATAAGCACAAAGGGATGAAAGACGGTAGATTAAACAAATGTCGGTCTTGTGTTGTGAAAGACGTGTATGCGTGGCGAGCGGTAAACGAAGGATGTAGATCTAAAGAATATAAAAAAAGTAAGGCAA